CCGCCACCAGCTGATGCACATGGGGCCCTGCGGGGCCCCTTCCCCTGACCCGGAGCTTTCCATGGCACTTGTCCGCACCACGTTTCTGGAGGCCGTCAACCGTGTCCTGCAGATGATGGGCGAGGCTCCGGTCAACGGACTCGACGGTCAGTTCGGCCTGGCCCAGCAGGCGCAGACCATGCTCCTCGACATCAGCCGGCGGCTGCAAGCAGAGGGCTGGTCGTTCAACACTGGGTATGAGGTGACCCTTCCTCGCAACGGGTCAAACGAGATTCAGGTCGGGGCCAGTGTGAGCAAGGTGGTGGTGGATCCCTACCTGTTCACCAGCCTCGACGTCGTGCAGCGTGGCGATCGTCTGTTCGATCGACGCAGCAACAGCTACACGTTCACCGCGGACTTGAAGGCAGACGTCACCTACCTGCTCGAGTGGGATGAGCTGCCCGAGTACGCCCGGGAGTACATCACAATCAAGGCCGGCCGCCACCTGCAGGAAGCCATCCTGGGCAGCGCGGACCTGACACGCATCAACCTGGCCACGGAGGCCGAGGCCCGGGCTGCGTTCATGGAGCAGGAGACGACGGTCAGTCAGCCGAACATGCTGCGGGGGAACCCCAACCACACTGGGGTGTTCCAGACCTTCATGCCCAGCCGGGCCCTGCAGCGTTGAGCCATGCCACTGATCAGCAGCACCATCCCCAACCTGATCAACGGGGTCAGTCAGCAGCCTGCTGCACTGCGTCTCGCCAGCCAGGCTGAAGCCGTCGTCAACTGCCTGCCCAGCCCGGTGGAAGGGCTGCGCAAGCGGCCACCCAGTCAGCACATCGCCAAGCTGTTTGCCGGCACGGCAGGCACCGGCCGGCCCTTTGTTCACATTGTCGTTCGAGACGGGGTGATCCGGTATCTGGTGCTGATCCAGGACAACGCCATCAAGGTGTTCGGGTTGGATGGATCGGTGAAAACAGTGGCGACACCGGACGGGACGTCGTACCTGGACATCACCGGTGAACCGAGTTCCACGTTTCGCGTGGCATCAGTGGCGGACTACACCTTCATCGTGAACCGCGAGAAGACAGTGGCGATGAGTGCCAGCCTGTCGCCGGTGTGGGGCACCAAGAGCATGGTGTTCATCAAGTCGGCGGAGTACGCCACCACCTACTCGGCCACGGTCAATGGCACCACGGCGTCGTACACCACGGCAGCGGTGGGTGGCACAGTGCCGACCACGGTGGCGATTGCTGCTGGGTTGGCGGGGGAGATTGCCACGTCAGCCGTGAACCCGGTGACCACCACCCTGACCACCAACAACCTGGGCACCACGACGACAGCCAACTTTGCCAGCACCACGGGTGTGGTCGTGGGGCAGTACCTGACGGATGCTGCCGGGCACATCCCCAAGGGCGCTCGAGTGACGGCGGTGACCGGAACCACGGTGACGTTTTCGCCAGCGGCAACGCAAGCGATTCAAGCCAATGTTGTCGTGACGTTCCGCAATGCGGTCTTCATCGTGACCAGCACCGATGCAGTGGTGCAGATCGAGAAGGCAAACGCCGGCGACTACACGTTGTCAGCAACGGACACCAAGTCAGGCGAAAACATCATCCACCTGAAAGGGACGACCGACGCCATCACTGATCTCCCAGTGCGGGCCTACAACGGATTCATCATCAAGATCGCCGGGTCAATCTCAACTGGTGCTGATGACTACTACGTCAAGTTCATCACCAACGACGCCAGTACGTTCGGGCATGGCATCTGGCAGGAAACAGTGGCACCTGGGATCGTCTACCAGTTCGATGCTGCAACCATGCCGCATGTGCTGGTGCGCGAGAACGACGGCACCTTCACCTTCAAGAAGTTCACATGGTCAGGGCGGATCGCCGGAGACACGGTGAGTGCCAAGGATCCGACGTTCGTTGGCAGCAAGATTCAGAACGTCAACCTGTTCCGCAACCGACTGGTGTTGCTGGCTGACGAAAACGTCGTCCTGTCGGCAGCTGATGCCTACGACCGGTTCTGGCCAGAGACGGTGCAGACGGTAGTGGACAGCGACCCGATCGATCTGACCACCGGCGGCCGGCAGATCAATTTTTTGATCAGCAGCTTGGCCTTTGCCAATGTGCTGCTGCTGTTCAGCCGGCATGGCCAGTTCCGCCTTGACAGTGGCACGTCGGTCGGTGCCTCCCTGACGCCAAAGACGGCCAACGTCACAGCGGTCACCACGTTCGAGATGCTCGACACGGTGGATCCGGTGGGTGTCGGTCGAACCATCTACTTTGGAATCCCCAAAGGGGAGTTCGGTGGGTTGCGGGAGTTCTTCCTGCCGGACGCCAGTGGCCCGGTGCCGTTGTCCAGCGAGGTGACGGCTGCAGTACCCCGCTACCTGCCCAGCAATCTCTGCACCTTGATCGCTTCGGTGTCGGAGGAGGCGATGGTGGTGATCGGCAAGGACCAGCCGAAACGGATGTACCTCTACAAGTTCTACTTCGAGGACGACAAGAAGCTGCAGTCGTCGTGGTCCTACTGGGAGTTCACCAGCAGCAAGACCGTGATCGGTGCCGACATTGTGGACAGTGACATCTACGTCGTTGTCGAGTACGCCGATGGGGTCTACCTCGAGAAGGTGTCGCTGCGGCCCAACATGGTGGACAACAGCAGCATCATTGAGATCGGCCTGGACCGGAAGGCAACGGAGACCAGCTGCTCGGTGGCACTGACCAACCCGGCTGGCCTGGATGTGCAGAGCACCATCACACTGCCGTACCCGATCGCAGCGAACAGCTCGATGGTGGTGGTGGGCCGACAGGTGGCTGGCAACACCATGCAGCACGGGCAAGTGCTGGTCCCAATCAGCCAGACGACGTCCGGTGGTGCCGGGGGGAATGGGACGCTTGTCGTTCGCGGGAACCTGACCAGCGCCAAGTTCTTCGTCGGGGAGCTCTACGAGATGCTCTACCAGTTCTCGACGCAGTTCCTGAAGGAGCAGCCCCCGGGTGGTGGCATGGCAGTGATTGGCGGTCCAAAGCTGCAGCTGCGGACGTGGACGGTGATCTTCGACAAGACCAGCCACTTCCAGCTGAAGGTGACACCACGAGGTCGGGACACCTACGTCTACCCGTACAACGGCATCCAGATCGGTGACGCTGAGATCAGCGTTGGCGAGGTGCCGCTGCAGACCGGATCATTCCGTGTGCCGGTTATGGCCCAGAATGTGGATGCCAGAATCGAAATTGCCAGCAGCAGTCCGCTGCCGTGCAGGATTCAATCCGCTGAGTGGGAAGGTTGGTATCACTCCAGAGCCACCCGGCTGTAAAAGGCCACACCCGACGGGCCCGCGTCGAGGACATCCCTATTGTGGCGGGCAACATGCGGCAGGCGGATGCCGATGAAGTGAAGGCTCAGTCCGGTCACACGCCGGCTGAGTCCTTGCTCAAGGGGTTCATGTGCAGTGACCCCTGTCTGTCACTCATCAGTCGCCACGGCACGGTGATTGGCATGTGGGGAGTGGTGCCGCAAGCTGATCGGGTGGGTCGCATCTGGATGCTGGGCACCGATGCCATGTTTGATGATGCAATCGATCGACGCACATTTCTGCGTGAAGCAGTGAAATACGTTGAAGAATTGCACCAGCGATACACAGTTCTGTTTAATGAGATTGATGCACGGAACAAGGTTCACATGCGGTGGTTGCGCTGGATGGGCTTTACATTTGTTCGCTACCGTCCAAACTACGGGGCAGAGGGTCGTCCTTTCTATGAGTTCTGCAGGGTGAGCCATGTGTGAACCAACTCTTGCCGTCAGCCTGATTTCCGGGGGCCTGGGGATTGCGCAGAGCGTTGCGTCGTACCAGCAGGCGCAGCAGGAGACGGCCTACGCAAACGCTCAGGCCCAGCAGAACTTCACGTTCCAGCAGATGCAAGCGTCATCGGCTCGGCACTTCGAGCAGATGCGTGAGAGTCAGCAAAACGCGGTGATGCAGCAGAACCGCTTCCTTGCGGACAAGGCCTACCAGGACGAGATCTCCCAGCTCAACCTGCGTCTGATGCAGGAGCAGGAGGCCGCGGCCCAACGACAGCAGGAGTCGGCCAAACAGGGCATGCAGCTGCGAGGTGAGGTGGTGGCCAGCGGCCGCACCGGTGCCAGCGTGGACAACCTGATTGCCGACTACTACCGGCAGCAGGCGGCGTTTGACTACGCCACGCAGCGAAACCTGGCATTCACCGGTGCGCAGACCCAGCAGGCGAAGGTGGCCAGTGCTGCTACTCGAGGCAGTCGGATCGCCAGTCAGCAGCCGTACATCCAGCAACCGATCGTGGATCCGATTGCACCGATCATGCGGCCAGAGCCCAGCGCACTGCCGTACGTCATCAGCGGGGCAACCAGTGCATTGGGTGCGTATCAGTCGTACAGCACCAGGCGAAGCAACACGCCTCCACCGGTTTCAGCCCCCAACGCTCAGAAGGGATAACCAATGGCACGACTCAGCACCGGCCAGTCCTACGGGGAAGCCGATCGGCAGACGTCACAGCGTCTTGTGGGTGGCGCCGAGCAGGGCGCATCCGGCGGGGAATTGGCCCGGCAGCAGATGGCACAGGTGGCCATCCAGCCACAGGCTGCACCTGTCAACACCTTCCAGCAGGTTGGAGCCCCCACCCTTGGTGGTCCGGTCAAGCTGTTTGCACCGCCCGATCTGCCGCAGCCAAACCAAGATCTGATGGCTTTGG